GGGTTAAAGTTGGAAGCGGCTTCTCCTAATTGTTCAAGCGTGGTCATAATGATTTCAGCATCTCTATCAACTTGGGATGCGGATAAACATCAACCTTGTCAGAGCGAACTGAGTTGTGAGTGAACACTCCTGGTTCGCCTTTCAAAGCCCTATCTGAAACATCCCAAATGTCTTCATTGTAAGATAGCGGAATACCATATTTGTCCTTCCACAAGAGAAGGAGTTCACGAGTGCTTTCAATCTGAGCGTCTGTGTAGTTCTCCCAATAGCGATACTTTTTGAAAGGGACTTCAATCACATCTTTGACCTCTCGCCCAGTATAGGAAAAGAACTTGCCGTCTTTCTCGGTCAGTTGACCCCAGTTGATGATCTCAACACCAATAGAGATTTTGTCCAGGTTCTGATACTTGACCCCGTGCTTGGAGAACACATCTTGCTTGATGCCCAAATGATATGCCCACTTAGCAGATGAAAACCCTTGACCAATCTCCCCATCACGACCAATGACAACACAAGTCGCAATTCGTGCTGAGTTCTTTTGCCACATAGAGAAAACCCCTTGAGGAGTTCCCGTTCCTGCGGTGTGATGTAGATAAATTTGTTTCTTGCCAACACTCTCGTTGACATAGTCGTTGAAATCGTATTGTTTAAGATTCATTTTCTTTGATTAAGCGGTTGAGATACCAGTTTGCTTTTCGGAGGTCTTCTACCTTTCCTTTCTTCTCCCATCTCCACAGATACTTCATTGCGTTTCCTTTGCAGTATCCGTTGAATTGGTCTTTGGTCATAGAGGCTTTGATTGCGTCAATCGCTTCTATCTCTCCTTTGTAGTGTTCTGGGTTTACTGCATCCATCGTGTCATAAATTCGGTGATTGGCAAATTTAGTAAAAACACCTGACCTGAAGTGTATACCTCGGTCATCTCTTCGTACTCAACGGCTGCGATGACGGAATCCAAATCCAAGTAACCGTCTCGCTCAAACTCCACCAAGTCGGGAGCATCGTTGAGCAACTTGTCCATTGCGTCTGGGGTAAATTCATAGATGAAAGGTACTTTGATTAGGTTCATAAAATCTTGCCGTCTAAGATACGGAAATTCTTTACTTGGAATGTCTTGTCCTCGTTCACCGTTACATAGGCAAAACCATTTGACCATTTGGTATAGGCGTAGGGTCTGTATTCGGGAGAGAGGTTGCACAAACAACCCGTTGACCAAACACCAACTTGCTCTCCGTTGAGGTTAGATTCTGAGTGGTGAGAAACCTGATGATAGTGACCCATCAGAGTTGAGGCTTTTGCTTTCAAGAAAAATCCCCTTGCTGGGTTAACCGGTGAAAACACACTCTCACCTAACTCGTGGCCGTGCAAAACAATCAGATTGCCCAACTTAATCATTTCACGATTTACGGCCTCAATTCCGTACTCGTGGAAGCGGAGTAGGTATTCAAGAGAAACCTCCGTCAAATCGCCTAATTCACGGGCATTTCGTAGCACATAGGCTCTCATTCTCTCCTCGTGGTTTCCTATTTTGTATAGGACTCGTGGAAACTGCTCTGAAACATATTTCAGAAACTGTCTACCCATCTCCAATTCCTCAGAGATTTTTGGTCTGCGGAGTTCCTTTCCAAATCTTGAAACATCGTAACAATCCAAAATATCTCCATTCAGAATCAAAGCATCAACCTTGTGGTTCAGTCCATATTCTATGGCCAAAGCAAGAGCGTCTTCATCGTGAAAGGGTAGGTGAATGTCTGATAGGATGAGATAACTCCCAGCACCCAACTCAACGGATTCCATATTCTCAGCCTTTGAGACAAGCCCAAGTTTGCGGAGTCCTTCTTTGATTGATGAATGTTCCACTTTGCGGTTTTGGTTTTCTGCAACCTTTTTGCTTTTTGGTCCGTCAGCACCTTTGTAATAGCGAATCATTTTCCGTGCTGCTTCTACATCTACGAACAATCCTTCCTCTTTGGTGAAAATCATTGAGGCCAATGTTTTATTGGGCAACTCAGGAAAGCGTTGGATGTAATCTTGAACGATGTCTTTTTTCATATTATTAAAAGCAAAACGAGAAGAGAAAGCCCTCCTGAGATTCGCTTAAATGTTTTATTCGTTTGGGTGAGAACCTCGTTGTCAGTTCTCAATTGGATATTCTCCTTGTCCAATTTTTCAATCACCACCTCTTGCTCGTGGATAATTGCCGAGTCAAGTTCAATCTCTCTTTGCAGAAGAATCACTTGTTCTCGTGCTTTTGCTCCTTGCCAAAGACGATAGTTGACCTCCCGAATCAAGGAATCGGTGAACTGAGAGTAGGCTTTGTGTGGCACGAACATCAGCAAGAGAGTCAGAAAGATACAAAAGGAGCGTGTCATATTTGCTTTCAATGATAGTCCGTTCAGTTCGGATGGTTTGCTTTTCCACTTTTAAGTCGTGGATGTGCAATGTATCAAGTTGGGATGTCGCAATAGGACTCCAGGTATGGTGTGTTGACCACAAAATCAATAGCGTGACCAGCGACCACATCAGTAGAAGCGTCATAGAAGGGTTCTGCCGTTGAGTTGACAACCATTTCAAAATCTTCATCTAAGCGATTATTTCTTATTAATAGGGTGACAATATCAATCAACACTCCTGCTGTGTCTGAGAGGACTTCTATCGTGTTGGAACTGCTCTCAAACTGCCTATCCATCACCATCATAGCGAAGCGATAAGATACCAACTTTCCAGAGGTATTGAAATCAAAGCCGTTCGGAACAAGCCACACCAAAGGATAATACTTGACTTCATCAACTGCGAAATCAAATTCAGCCCCGACTGCGAACTTGCCGACCATCTTGTGACTTTCGGCTGCCGTCTTGATCTTGGCGATGATTTGGTTTAGGGTCATAAGCTTGTAACTTGATTTCGTTCTTTAATCGCCACTTATTCTTTTGGAAAGTCATAGTTGAAATAGCAGTCATCATCACCGGGCAAGTACATACCACCAAAGAAAGCAGTTGACTTGGGTCGGATAGTGTCAAAATCAGAACCTGGGTTGAGATACAAAGGAAATTTGTTTGGATAGGTGCGGAGATAATCTCTCAAACGCTCTCCGTAGTATTCAGCTTTGTCTCTGTATCTCTGCTCAATGTGAGTAAGGTCAGAAGGTGTGGCAGGAGTAGCGTTCTCTGAGTTGCGAGAAGCGACACTCTTGTTCATAAACTTATAGGTCAAAGGAAGCATTGACTCCACCAAGGTATAGTACTTCAAACAAGGAGCGATATAAGAGTCAAGAAGAGTGGTATTGTCAGCAGTCAAAGTTCCTGCATAGGCTTGTGTCTGCAACTCATCGTAGATGCCTGAGCCAATAATGTCTCGGATGTAAATCTCTTGAGCTTCCTTGATTGAGGACTTGAGGATCTTGTCATCCAAGTTCTCGTTCAAAGGTGTGTTGTCCTTGAGATATGAAGTGCTTATGAAATAGACAAAATTGCTCATTTTCTTCTAACTAATCGTGAAGCCCAAATGTGACGGCAGTAGGGAAGGTGAACGGCAGGAGATGAGTTCTTGATAGTCATCCATCCTCCTCTACGCTTCCAAACATCGTAGCCCAAAATCAAACTGATTTGATCAATGTCTTCTCTTGTATAGTAGCGACTGAAACCAACCATCCGTCTGCAAAAATCACGGCTTGTAGGGATGACTTCTGAACCACTAACACCAGGTGCTTTTGTGTATTCGTAGCGGATTTCAAGATTCTCGGAGATGTTGTTCTTCTCCAACTCACCAAGACCATCAGCAGAAACCTCATAGCCTCCCTCTAATGCACCCAAAAGACCTTGACTTTGTAGAGATGCCACCGCTTCAGAGATAGCGGCAGGGTCAGCCTTAATTTGAGCAACCAAATCACCGAGTACAGTTCCTGGGTTTGAACGAATCAATTGGAGAATCATCAATTCAAGAGCGTTGGCGAAATTCATTGCTACTGACTCAAAGTTCTCGGATGATTCACCAAACATCTCAAACACTTTCAAATCGTGATCATCATCCCATCCGAATGGGTTCTGAGAGGAAAAAGTCAAAGGGTCAACAGACATACCCAATTCTTGACGAGCTTCTTCTTTGCTGATGATACCCTTCTCAAACAGATAAACATAGTCCAAGCCAATCGGAGGGTTGTTCTTGGTCTCCAGTTTTACGGGGCTGATGTATTTGAAGATGTGCGAAAGGCAAGAATCAAGTTGCTTTTGACGAGGCTCTACATAGGAACTCTGAAAGGTCTCATAAGCCTCAACCAGTTCGCTTCTTCCACCCAACTGACCTTCGGTCTTTACTCCGAACAACATTGGAGAGGTTACCTTGTGGCCTACAAAAATCTCCTCTTGGACTTGGCGGTTCAACTCAACAAACAATTTATCAAAGTCACTCGGTGCGAGGTTGTTGATGACCGATGGGTTCTCGTTGGGTTCGTTGTATTGGATTATTACAGACCCAGCGTTGTCAGTGCCTTGGAAGTTGTCTTTGAATCGCTTTGCGGTCTTACGAGCCTCCTCTGGGGTTGGTATCCCCTTAAAGAGTTGGATCAAGGTCTGAGCAGAGAAACCAGATTTGATGGAGTTCAAATGGAAGTTGGCAATCTCGGTGTCAATCTCAATATACTTCAAAGCACCGATGTAATCAGGCAAAGGATAGATGTCTTGACCGGCTCGGTAAAATTTGAAATAATAGAGTTGTTTGTTCTCTCTTGTCGTTGGATTCCACTTGGGGTAATAGGTCAACTCAGGACGATGAGAATCCCAGTTGTCGGAATAGACGAAATCAATCTCCAACCCTTTACGAACATTCTGGAAAGGCAGGTGATAAATCTCAGCAATTGAGGTCTTGGCCTTGTTCCAGATTATCTCCAAAGCGAAGCCGTTGAACAACTCGCAATCCTGAGCAATCTTGGTCTTGAGAGATTCAAAATCCTCGTAAGCGTTTATAGAGTTTAGATAGTCCTGCGCTCTTGCGATGTCCTCGGTGTTTGCTCCGATGATTTCGGTTTTGTCCCCTGACAGATACGCTGCCTTTTGGGTTACGATTGCAGAGTGCTTTGGGGATTTGTTGAAAAGGTCAATCAACTCAAATGGGTACTTGTTATTTTCCCCAAATGTGACGAAGCCTTTGCTCTTATTCTCCTTAAATTTCGGGAGAGCAGATTCCACGAAGCTAACTCTTTGAAAATGGCCTTCCATCACCTACAATTAGCGTTTAGTCCTTTTTGGAAAATTTCTCCACCGAAGTGAAGCCCAAGCATAGGATAGTCACCCATTCAACAGCCTCAACAAGTTCAGCAGAAGGAGCAACCTCTATCGTAGAAAAAGAGTTGGCTAACATAGTCCCGAACAGAACCAAAGCACCCAACACTCCAACCACTCTCTTGGAAGAAACCTCATTGCCATCGCTGACAATCTTCTTCAGAAATTCAATTAGTTTTTTCATATTTTTTATCGTGGTATTTGTGGTAGAGTTCCTTGGATATGAAATGTGTGTATCCTTGGCAATCCTCTACAATATACCCTTCTTCAAGTTCTTTAACGATTATCCAGTTCATTCAATTTTTGCATATTTGATACACGAACAGAGTCGGCTCGTTGTTCCTCTTTCAACTCATCCATTGATTCTGGGACTGGAACGGAGTAAACCTCACAGACCATCTCAAGCAATTCCACCTTCTTAGCCATTTCCTCGGCTTTTAAGACAGTTTCTTGGACTTCTTGTACTTTCTCCTCAGTCATCTGTTTTGCTTCGTCTATGGAGGCTCTGGTGACTTCAATGGTTTGTTGAGCGTGGTCAATCACCAAGTCGTATTTTTTGTATGGGTCTGTGTTCTCCAGACGAGGAGTTGCGGTTACGGCTAAGAGTGTCGTGAGGATGATGTATTTCATTTGATTACTCCAATTTTTTTGTAGGTATTGAGTTCAGAGCGAAGGGAGGCAGAGAGTGAATCTTGGGTCTTGAGCATTTTTGCCATTTGGTCTAACTTCGTTTCGCAACGAGTGAGCCTATCCTCGCAACCCGTGTTGACTTGCTTGTCTTGATTCTCCATTCGGAGATAAAGAAAAACAACGGCAAAAAGCATCAGATAGGTGACGGCCTTGCTTGGGTCTTTGCTGAACTCGGAAAAACTAACTGGAAGTTTCATATTTGGAATTAGCAAATCAGCGACC